CAGTGGCAACTAGTGGGCAACATCGGTTGGCAAAGCAACATTCCAACAATTACTGGAACAACCAGCAGCACTGGCAACGTAATTACAGCTACCAGCAATGTTAAAATTAACACATCAAACGTAACAGTTACAATCAACAGTAACCTAACAACAGTTGCAAGCGCGATCAATACCGCAGCAATCACTGGTGTTACTGCTCGTGTTAACTCCAGCAATCAGTTGGTAATTCAAGTCAACGAAAATGCTGCCAGCAACGGCAGTACCGCTGACGGAAAGATTGCAATTATAAACGGAAACAATACTCCGCTGGCAGACCTGGGTATCACTGCTGGTACCTACAACGGCCCGGCTGTTTCTATTGCTCCATATTACAGCGTACCCGAGTTCCAAAGCGCAAACTTAGCTGCTAACTCTGGTCGTCCAACTGGCTCCATCTGGCACAAAGCCAGCAGAACTGGCAACGGTCTACAACTAGCAGTCAAAGAATACAATGCAACTGCTGGAACATGGACCACTCAGTCTATCAATGACTATGCCAGCGTATTTGCTGCAACATTTGGTTTAGATCCAACTGGAGGCGGTGTAAACGTACCAGCTGGTAGTTTGTTTGCTCAATACAATGTATTTGGTGACGACACCATTGGAACAAAAGTTTGGTATCGCACAGACAACTATCCTACCACAGTGGTGGGTGCTACTACTACTCCAACCGCTGCTAACGTAGGAGCACAATTTACTCTTGAAACAAGAGCAAATGCTAGTTTGGCAAATACAACAACCTACACTGTGACTATTTCTTCTGCTACAGTCAACGGATTTATTTCTGCTGTTAGTGCAGCCGCTATTCCAAGCGTTACTGCAACACTAGATACAACAGGAGCAATGACACTGACACATGCACTGGGCGGCGACATGATCTTGACTGACGGTGCAGGAACTCCTTTGGCCAACGTTGGTATTACAGACGGCGCAACTAATGTACATGCTAGCCAAGCCACTGGAAGCACAGCATTGATTGCTTCTAACTGGCAACCAATTGACTTAGAAGATTACACTGTAAGTTCAACACAACCGTTTTTAGCTCCAGATGACAGCACTTACTGGTATTATAACACACCAAGCCGTGTTGATGTCATGGTCAGCAACGGTAGTGCATGGTTAGGTTATAGAAATCTAAGCAACGACATTCGTGGTTATAACTTATCACAGACCAACACCACAGGTGCTATTTTAAGCACATCCGCACCAACTGCTCAAGACGACAGCACACCATTGGTTTACGGAGACTTGTGGTTAGACACAGGCGATTTAGAAAATTATCCTGCACTATACAGATGGCAAAGTGTAAACGGTGTTGATCAGTGGGTAGCAATTGATAACACTGATAACACAAGCCAAAATGGTATCTTGTTTGCTGATGCTCGTTGGGACACCACCGGAACAGTAAATCCAGCTACCGGTACTATTCCAAGCATTACATCACTGGCTGTAAGCAATTACCTAGACCTAGATGCTCCAGATCCAGCACTATATCCACGTGGTATGTTGTTGTTTAACACAAGAGCAAGCGGATATAATGTAAAACAGTACAAGGCTAACTATTTTACTGCCAGCGCATACCCTAACGAGTCTCTACCAGATATAGCGTCAACTTGGGTTACTGTAAGTGGCTTTAACACATCTGGTGTACCAAACTTTGGACGCAAAGCACAGCGTGGAGTTGTTGTTGCTGCACTTAAGAGTGCAATCGACAGCAGCACTGCATTAAGAGAAGATAGTAATATCTTCAACATTATTGCTTGCCCTGGATACCCAGAGTTGATTCCAAACATGGTTACTCTAAACGAAGATCGTGAAAACACAGCATTTGTTGTTGGTGATACACCAATGAGATTGGCTGCTACTGGAACAGCAATTCAAGCCTGGGCAAACAACACCAACGGTGCCACTGCAACCGGCGAAGATGGTTTGAATACATCAAGTCCATATGTTGGATTGTACTACCCAAGTGGTTTAACAAACGATCTAAGCGGAGCTTCGGTAGTAGTACCTCCAAGCCACGCTGCAATCAGATCAATGGTTAAGAGTGACAACGTTAGCTATCCTTGGTTAGCACCAGCTGGTACACGCCGCGGCTTGATTGATAATTTAAGTGCAGTTGGATATATTGATTCTACATCAGGACAATTTATCAGCATTGGAGTAACACAGGGATTACGTGACGTTCTATACGACAATAAGATTAACCCAATGACATCTTTACCAGGCACAGGTCTTGTTGTTTATGGTCAAAAGACTCTAGCAACTGACCCAAGCAGTTTAGATCGTATCAACGTTGCTCGTTTAGTAAACTATCTACGCTATCAACTAAACATTGTAGCAAGACCGTTTATCTTTGAACCAAACGATCCTATTACACGCAATGGATTATTGGCAGTTGTTAATAGTCTATTGAATGACTTAGTGGCTAAACGTGGTATCACTGACTACGTAAGCGTGTGCGATACTACAAACAACACACCTGAGCGTATTGCCAGAAATGAATTGTTTGTTGATGTTGCTATACAGCCAACCAAGGCAGTTGAATTCATCTATATCCCAATTAGATTGAAGAATCCTGGAGAAATTCAAGGGGGCAATTTAGCATCCGCTACAACTACAGGAACAGGAGCATAAAGAATGGCAGTCTCATCATTAACTAAATTTACAGTTCCGCTAGGTGGTAACCAAAGTGCTACCACCCAGGGTCTGTTAATGCCAAAACTACAATTCCGCTTCAGAGTAAGTTTTGAAAATTTTGGGGTTAGTAACCCCAAAACAGAACTTACCAAGCAGGTAATGAGTTTTAGCCGTCCACAGGTTACATTTGATCCTGTAGAATTACCAGTATACAACAGTCGTGTTTATGTAGCTGGGCGTCCAACTTGGAACCCAGTGTCTACTACATTACGTGATGATGCCGGCGGCAACGTCAGCAGACTTGTTGGTGAACAACTACAGAAACAGTTTGACTTTATGGAACAGGCTAGTGCTAGTTCTGGTATTGACTATAAGTTTATTACTAAACTTGAAATGCTAGATGGCGGCAACGGCAATTACGAACCAGTTGTGCTAGAAACTTGGGAAATGTACGGTTGCTTCTTAACAGACGTTAATTACAACGAAGCAAACTACAGCAGCAATGATCCAATGACTATCACAATGAGCATTCGCTACGACAACGCAATCCAAACATCATCGCCAGGTGGAGTTGGTAACGACGTTGGTAGAACAAACGGCACTGTTGTTACCGGTTAATTTACAACAAAACCCAAAAGCCCACTTAGGTGGGCTTTTTTATTGGTATAAATATTATTATGGCATCGCTATATAACGCAGACTTAAAACCGCTAGAATCTGGCACGTACACTCATTACTATGATCATGCGACTAGATTGTTTCTTGCTGATAATTTCAGACTAGCACCAAAACAAAGTTTTTTATATTATGTCTGCATTAATGTAGATCAAAGTATTTTACAGAGTTTAATCGGGGGACTTGGACAAGACCCTGTTAGCAGTCAATCATTAATTGAACAATACGAAACTGGATTGTTGGCCAAACGAGTGCAGCTTCCGGGATTTAACATTGGCACCAAAACATTAAATGCCTACAACAGAAAAAACATCGTACAAACAGCAATCAATTACGATCCATTGACAATTACGTTCCACGACGATGCAGCAGATGTTGTGACCACATTCTGGAACGATTATTATAGTTTTTATTATAGAGACAGTGACTATCAAGAAGCATTGTATACTATGTCTCACAAATATACTCCTCGACAGCGTGAAGGTTGGGGGTATACACCAAGAAATGGTAACTTAAAAAACTTTATTCGCAGTATTCAAATCTTTAGTTTACACAACAAACGATTTACAGAGTACTTGATTATTAACCCATTTATTACAAACTGGAAGCACGGAGAACACAACAGTGCCGAAGGTAATGGCATAATGGAAAACCAAATGACTGTTACCTACGAAACAGTCAAATATAGAACAGGTTATGTTAATCCAGTTGATGTCAATGGATTTGCAACAATTCATTATGATAATTTTAACAGCCCGATCAGCAACAGCATCACTAACATTTATACCGACGGTGGCCTAATAGGTGCCTTGGCCAATGGACCAAAAGATCTAGCTCGTCCCGACGGCACCGGCAGTGGCAAAGGCCTATTAGGCAGTATCCTTGATGCCTATCGTTTTTACAACAACGTCAAAGATGTAAATTTTAAAGCAGTGGGATCAAATATTCT